CGGTTGCGTTCAGCGGCGTCAGGGATCGAGTCCAGGAAATCCTGGAACTCGGCTTGACGTTCTCGTTCTTCGATCTCCTCGTCCGATAGGGGCGGCCAAGGCTCTTGGTATTCGGACGGAAGAAGATCGTCGATGTCGTCAGTTCGGATGATGGTCATGATGATTGGAACGGTGTGAGACAAACGTCTCAGAACTTGTGAGACAGGCCACCCATACGGGCGAGCCTTTCGTATTCACGAACAAGACGTGCATAGTCTTGAACGTTGCCGCTTTCAAAGGCGTCGATCAGCATTTGGCGCGTCATACGCATAAGCGCATCACGATCTTCCATGCTGATCATTGGAACGGGATCCGCTTCGATTGTGATGTCTTCAAGTTCGCGGCTTTGATCTGCCTCATCCACGTCACGGTATGCAGTGGCGCGGCTGAGGTGGAACTTGCGTTGAAGCGTTGAGGCAACATCCGCTTTGCGGAAGCCAAGGTCTAGAAGGCGCTTAGCATTGAGCTGATGCGCCTCCCGAAGCTCGTTTGAACGTTTCATAGAGTGGGTTTAATGGAGCGGAGCAAGCGGGGCTTGACTCCACTGGTTAAAATCTTACAGGAACAATCCACCAAAGGCAACGAACCCATTCATGGCTGAACCAACTAAGACCATTCACTTCTGTGCCGATGAGTGGATGCTGCTGCTTGAAGCGCTTCACGTCTATAAAGACACCAATGATGGCCGTAAGGTCGCTGGTCGCCTTAATTGGGTTCGAGCCAAGCTGGAAGACTGCCGCGCAGAGGAATGCTTGATTCGGCTCAGCGCATAAAGAAAGCCCGCTCAATGGCGGGCCTATCTCTTTAACAACCGCAGGCGTTGAAGCTGTAGAAGTCACGTAGGGTCCATTCACGGTCGCCCGTGCTGTCGTCCCTACGTCTCCTAATCATCGGAACATGCCGTTTCGTATAGAACGGCCTGAAGCCGCAGAACTGCAACGCCAGAGCATTTAACCGGCTGAATGTGGTGCGGCTGAACCAGCGATCGTCTGAACCTCCGTAGAACTCCAGACATTTATCGAAACGGTTCAACGTTGCGATATGGTTCCCGTGAAGAAAAACCATCGCGTGAGGGCCTTTAATCTCCACTCTCGTATTGGCTTTTCTCCATTCATGATGGTTCCACACTGCGGCCACCATTTCGGATTCGATTTTTCGCATGATGAAAAAGACCCGGCATTGAGCCGGGCGTGATTAGTGCAATAAGTCAGACAGTCCGAGATCTTCCCAAGGCTTCTTAGCCGTAGCCTTCAGACCTGGGTCGATCCCATACAAAGTGCTATTCAGTCGGAGCCAGTCGCAGACCTTAACGATCTCCGCCGTGAACTCCTCTGCTGTGTCGCACTGGGTCGTCAGACAGTCGCCTTCTATGTAGCTAAACAGCACCAGACGGGCAGGGTCTGCCCAGTTGCCGTAGTAGCTTGCATCCATTGCAGAATCAATGGTGGCGAATCCTTTGGAAAACAACAGCCGATCGTACAAATAACGATCAGCCTCCACGTACTCTTTGGTGCGTTGAATAGTCATGATTGAAAAAAGAAGGCGCCCGGATTATTCCGGCACGCCACGATAATCGATGTAAGCGTGAGGGAAACGCTCGGACATTTCGTCCAGCTTTTCGTCAGCTTCTTGCATTGTTGGGACGGTAGCTAAGACCTTGCGGCCTGAGATCTCGTCCCAAGTGTGCATGAACACTTCAAAAGGCATCAGTGACTGTCTCCAGCTTGTGGGAGTAATTGGGGCGGATTCTGGCAGCGTAAAAGAGAAGCCTTTCGGCTTCCCTTCTGCTACGTGGTGCCCCATAAGTGACCCATCCGAGGCCTCCCGATTGTGGGATGCCTCGCCAGACTTGAACTAGGTAAGCCATCAGCGGATCACCCGGACGTATGTCTGAGTGCCGCTGTGTTGGAGCGAGTCGCGGGCTGCTTGCTGTTGAATCTCAGTGCTTACGGCGTAACCGAAAGCACCGGAAGCAATCAGGGCTAGCAGCCACTGGAAAGCCGTATCAATGGTTCGCATTGATCAGACCTCCGCTTCATCACGCTTGCGCAGTTCCTCAGTCATCAGACTGATTAGCTCCTCTTGTGTGGAGCGGCTCAAGCGGTGGACCACGTACTCTTTCAGGGCATCTCGGAAGACGCCATAGGGAAGACTCAGTTCAATGCTGTCGCCGCTGGTCTCACAGGTAACTGAGAGGCTACTGCTGTAGATGTCAACACGGCCACGGCTGATGCTGTGGTGTGTCGTTGTCTTGGTTTCCATAGGTTAAGTAGGGTTAGCTTTTGCTCTTTGCTGATAGCGGCGCCTGTGGGCGCTGAATCGCTCGAATCAGTTGTGGGCGTTACTGGGGCGAACCCAGGTCAGCCGCTGAATCTTGCGAATCGCGATCAGACTGTATGCAGTGGTCTGCAAAGCGTGGCAAGCTAGCGGTGCGCTGATGGCTGACCGGTTCGAACCACGATCTGTGTTGCACGTTGTGGGTGTGTTGTGGGTGGTAGACCTCCCTCTCGACTCCTACAGTATAAGGCATCGGGATGCCCTAGCACTCGATTAGAGTAATTTTGTTACATTTGTTGATATATTCAATACTGTAGCAACCGATACAGACAGGGGGTGGGGTTGCAATTTACGATGGGCGCATCGAGGCGCGGGTACCTCAAACATATATCTGAGTAACAGCACTCGTGTAATAAAAAAGCCCCCTAGGGCGGGGGCAGGGGTCTGAAGTTGTGAGCGTGGGGATCAGTCGCCCTTGTCTTCGATGGAGATCTTAAGTTCGGGGGCTTGAATGTTGACGGTCTCGACGGACTCACCAATGACACGTCCGATGGAGTCGAGCACTTGGCTTGCAGTTTGCAACTGTCCCTTCTTTAGAGCTTGATGAAACAGTTTGGTACGCATGTGTTGAAGACGCGCCAACATGTTTTCGCGGTCACGTTGCCAGTCTTCTTCGTTCCATTCTTTGATGGCTGCCCAATCGCGCCAAGCGGTAGGAATCGAGACTTGTTCTTTTTCAGCGTGTTCGTAAACGAGTGCCCGAGCGGACAATCCGTCTAACTGCCGACGGTACAAACGCCGCCTACGGTCTTCTATAACAGCATCAGGCGAGCGTCCGGGATTCATTGCATATTTGACTGCTGTTCCCTGATGTTACCCCTTGCTAAGGCCATTTGAAGGGGGGTAGGGGTTGAAAACCTGTGTAATGTACTAGGCATGAGCACAAAAGCAGAGCCCGTAAGCCTGAGATGGGCACAGGGCCAAGTTTTTTCAAGCGATAAACGCTTCCGAGTTTTAGTTGCCGGTCGTCGATTCGGCAAATCGTACTTGTCTTGCGTTGAGCTGCTTCGTGGAGCGCTCAACCGTCCTGGCGAAACGTTCTTTTATTGTGCTCCGACTTATCGGATGGCCAAAGATATTGCGTGGAGAGCGTTAAAAAAGCTGGTCCCGAAGGTTTGGATTAAGAGTAAGAACGAAACAGACCTACGAATTGAACTAATTAACGGTTCAACGATCGAATTGAAGGGCACAGAGAACGCAATGGCGTTGAGGGGCCGGAGTTTGTCGGGCGTAGTGCTTGATGAAGCTGCATTTATGGATTCAGAGGTGTGGTTTGAGGTAATTCGACCTGCATTGGCGGATAAGGAGGGTTGGGCGTTGTTTATTTCGACGCCAGACGGTACAGCTAGCTGGTTTTACGACTTGTGGTGTTATGTCCCAGAGGATGAGAC